CGGCGGCGGCGGCGGCGGCGGGGACGGCGGCGAAAATGATAAAGTGTGCCGAGATGGCGATTAAAATTACATAGTTTTCTTTACATAAACTTGAACAGGAGAAAAGACAGATGAGACTAATAATAATAGTATTTTTAACTATTACGGCGGCCAGTATCGCTGACTGGAAGCCCATAGAAGCTAATGTTAGTGCGTATTGTTGCTGTAAAAAATGCTGCGGCAAAGACCCCAATCACCCTGCTTATGGCATTACTGCTTCGGGGCATAAGGTCAAAAAGGGCGACAGGCTTGTGGCAGCAGATAGGCGTTATAAGTTTGGCACGATTTTCCGAATCGACGGGTACAACAACGGCAACCCCGTAAAGTGCCTTGATAGAGGTGGTGCGATTAAAGACAATAAGATAGATTTATTGTTTGATACACATCAAGAAGCCCTTAATTGGGGTCGAAAACATATGACAATATATGTTTGGAAGGATTAATATGGAACTAATAGAAGCTTTAGATTTAGCAATCGAACAATGGTATTGGATTATTCTGCATAAATCTCAAAATTCAATATCAGTCAATATGTTAAAAGAAAAGTGGATGGAAATGCATCCAAATTTAAATTGGTCTAACAATTGTGCTTTTTGTGAATTTGCCTGCGAACAAGATTCAGATTTAAATAAATGTGAAAACTGCCCTGCGAATCTTATAGAAGGTACACGTAGATTATTTTGGTGTCAGAGGACAATGTCTTGGGACACACGTCCCTATGAATTTTATTGTGAGTTACTTAGGCTAAGGGATAAGTATCTTAGACAATTTACAATTAAAGTAACAGATGATTTAATAAAGAAAGTAAATGCTGGATTTGTTTACTTTGCGTTCGATGAAGATGATGAAATAACAGATTATAATTACATCAAAATCCACCCAGAACAGAAATTTAATAAAAATAAAATCGAAGAAATAATTGTGGTTGGAGACCCGCCGATAGTTTCTGTTGGAAAATGCTACAAACTTGAAAGAACTTTTATAAATCTAACACCGGAGATGATTAATAAAATCAAAAACGGTTGTAAGGAGTTAAATTTAAATGAAAATAGATAAAGATACTTATTTTATGAATTTAGCTACACTTGTAGCGTCAAGGTCTATAGACCCAAATACAAAACACGGATGCGTAGCTATTACACAAGATGGCTCTATTTTAAGTACGGGATATAATGGGCCACCGCGTGGAGTCAATGATTCAAGCATCCCTCTGACAAGGCCACAAAAATATATTTTTATGGAACATTCTGAACGTAATTGTATTTATAATGCGGCCAGAATTGGCGTTCCACTAAAAGGTTGTATTTTCTATGTGACTGGAATCCCGTGTAGGGAATGTTTCCGTGCTATGTTCCAAGTTGGGGCATCGAAAGTAATATATAATGGTAGGATTAGTGCTTGCTTAGGTGAAGAAGATAAAATTTTCTTTGATTTCATTTCCAATTATATTCAATTAGAGGAATTCGTAGATGCAGATGGCGATAGATATGGACGGGGTATTAGTTGATTGGTTAGGTGGAGTGAGTAAATTATATAACCTTAATTTTAATCCTTATCCCTTTCTTGGTGAGTGGGATTGTATAAATAAATTAGGCTTAAATACTGAGGAGTTTTGGAAACCTCTTTCAAGAGATTTTTATGCTAATCTGGACTGGACTGTCGATGGAGAAGAAATTTTAAAGTATTGTGTGGATGCGGTAGGTTGGGATAATATATGTGTCCTAACGTCTTGTATTAAGGATGGTGGATGTGCCGCAGGTAAAATTGATTGGATACAGCGTAAAGTCCCGAAACTAAGGAGAAACTATCTAATAGGCCCTAAAAAATATTTTGCCTCAAACAGTAATCGTGTTTTAATAGATGATGCCAACCATAATATAGATTCGTGGATTGGCCCTTCAATACTCGTACCCAGAGATTGGAACAGGCATTACGCAGCTTCTAAATATTCTGCTATTATTGTCAGAGAAAAAATTAAGGATTTATTAAATGATTCCGAATCAAGCAAATTGCTTCTCACCAAAAGTGGCTAAAATATTTTTAAATAATTGTGTTAAAAATGGGTTTGACTTCAAGTCTAACTTCTTTCCAACACCTAAAGGGACGATATTTTTTAGACGTCTTAATATAGATTTATATAAAATCAAAAATCCAGTAACTGGAGTTTGGTTCGATGCACATAGTAGAGCGGATTTTATAATATCACTCAGTGAAACCTTAGCTTGGTGCTTTGGATACACAGGACAATTAACAATATTCAAAGGATAAAAAATGACTAATTTTACCGCATCAGACGCGAAAAGTAAATTTGAAGCGTTTTTTCCAAAGTTAAGTTTAGACGAAGTTTGGATTTTAATTAATTTTGCACGGCATATTAGGGACGTTGTCGAAGCAATGCAGCTCTTGTAAATTACCTCAATGGAGTTTTTAGAGTAGATTTAGATTTTCAATGGTTGAAAAGACTAATCCAGATGGCAGCATTTATGAAGGTTTGGAGATTACTAATGCAGTATAGTAAATATCAACAAAACATTTTTGATTTTATTAAACACGGTCAGGGCAACGGTATAATTGAAGCTGTTGCAGGAAGCGGAAAAACTACAACCATAGTCGAAGCTTTAAAATTAATACCGACAAATCAAAGCGTCCTGTTTATTGCTTTTAATAAGCATATAGCAGATGAACTTGCTAAACGTGTGCCGATTAACTGTGATGCCAGAACTTGCCATAGTCTCGGATTTGAAATATTAAGAAAAAATATGGGCCGACTTAAACTCAATGAAAATAAAGTAGCCAATATGCTAAAATATACTATATGGACAGAAGAAGAAAGAAAGGCAAACTGGAGTTTTGTTAGACCTATTTGTAAAGTGATTTCTCTTTGCAAATCTCTATACATTGATTATGATCCTTCAATAGCAGATATTTTGGACATCGACTACCCACCAAATATAAATTGGTCTTTTGGAGAATTGGTTTGGGATTTATTTCAAAAAGATAAGGTTATTGATTTCGACGATATGATTTGGCTTCCAGTAACTTTAGACTTAAAATTCCCTAAATATGATTGGGTTTTTGTAGATGAGGCACAAGACTTATCACCAATACAGATTGAATTTATTTACAGATTAGTAGGCGGAAGATTAATAGCAGTCGGAGATAGTCATCAGGCTATTTATGCCTTTAGAGGTGCTGATACTCTCGCAATGTCAAGATTACGGGAAGCTTACAATGCTACTGAACTTCCTTTATCTATATGTTATAGATGTGCTAAATCAATAGTGAACGAAGCTAAGAAGTTAGTTCCGCATATAGAAGCTTACCAAACGGAGAGCGGTTTAGTTAAAATAATTAAGGAGTATTCCCTAAAAGACAATGATTTTGTGTTGTGTCGAACAAATGCACCTTTAGTTTCCGCTTGCTTAGATGAAATAGGGCAAGGTAAGAAGGCAATAGTTAGAGGTCGTGATATAGGTGAAAGCCTGATGGAACTTGCTGAGGAACTTAGTAAAAAAGGTGATTTCTTAACTAATCTATATGATTGGAGAAACAATGCAGTAGAGAGAGCCAGAACAGAGTCAAAGAAAATTGCTATTGAGGATAAGGCCGACACTCTACAATTGCTGTATTCAAAAAAGATGCTATATAGAATTCAAGAGATTTTTAGCAATAATTTAACTGGAATTATTTTCAGTTCCATTCATAAGGCTAAAGGATTAGAAGCTGAGAATGTATATATTTTGCGTCCTGACCTTCTTCCGCATCCTAAAGCTAAAAAAGATTGGCAAATTGAGCAAGAAAAGAATTTAAAATATGTAGCTATTACGAGAGCAAAAAAGAATCTATTCTACATTGAGGAATAAATTATGTTCGTTAAAGTTGCATTTCTAAAGGCCAAATATTCTGGGTTTGGTGGGCATTTAGTAAGTCTATTTACTAATAGTGATTTAGTTCACGTTGAATTTGGGTTTAGCGACGGTATATGTTATTCAACTTCACCTAAGCTTAAAAAAGTAGTGAAACGTAAACTTTATTTAGACCCTGAAAAGTATGAAATTATTACTATAATCTGCTCTGACGAAAAGGAAGCCCGCATTAGGGCAGATGCTGAATTACTTTTAAATATACCTTATGATATTGACAATATAGTTGCACGAGTTCTATTCTTTTGGCGTGGAAAATCTGATAAATTAGATTGTGTAGAATTAGCTGAAACTCTCTTATGGATTCACGGGTATATTAGATTACTTAAATCAAAGTTAAGACCGCACGAATTATATAATTTATTATGGGAGTCTCATTATGAATTTCTTTACAGCGGATGAACATTTCGGGCACGAAAATATTATTAAATATTGCAATAGGCCATTCCGAAATATTGGCGAAATGGATAGTGTCCTGATTGAAAATTTCAACTTGACAGTCAGTAAAAATGATGTAACAATCCACGCAGGGGATTTTGCTTGGAAGAATGAAAAAGAGTACCTCAAGAAATTAAACGGAACTCATATTTTCTTAAAGGGGTCTCACGACCATTGGCTTCCCGATTCTGCTAAATATATTTATGAGGGAATGTTTGATTTAGGTAGTGAATGTCAATTTATTGTAGTTTGTCATTATGCAATGAGAGTTTGGGTAGGTCTCATTATAATTCGTGGCAATTATTTGGACATAGTCACGGACGATTAGAACCTGCTGGAAAACAATGGGACGTAGGTGTTGATAATAATAATTTTTATCCATTGTCTTTGGATGAAATAGTCGAAATTATGAAACAAAGACCTAATAACTTTAATTATTTGAAGGGATGAACTTGGTGTGGAAAGATAAAGAAATCGAAAATTTACAGGAAGTAGGTGTAATAGTGGGTCGTTACCAAGTCCCAGAGCTGACCGAAGCCCATAGGATTTTAATAAACGCTGTAATTGCAAGGCACACGCAATGTATTTTAGTTATTGGAATTTCAAATAAAAGAACTCCAGATAACCCGTTAAGCTATGAAGAACGTTTTGAAATGATTCACGAAATCTTTCCTTCTATCCTTATAATCCCGTTAGCAGACGTTACGACAGATAGCCAGTGGTCAATTAATTTAAATAATTTAATCGAAGCTTGTGTCCCAAAACAGCCTATTTGTCTTTACGGCGGTCGTGATAGCTTTATTAAAAGTTACAGTGGTAAACATAAGACATTTGAGTTTGGATTAAAGCATCCGCAAGTGGGACTCAAGTTAGGCAATCAATTAAATTAATTAATTCGGCGGACTTTAGAAGAGGTATTATTTACACCTATCAAAAAGGATTAGAATGAAGATCACAGAACAAGTAAGACAAAAGAAAGAACAAATTTGTCAGTTAGAATCAGAAATTAAAGAACTTGAAGCAAAGTTAAATACTGACTGGATAGCTGCCGTCGGAAATTGGGCTTACAGTAGAGATAGATTGATATTGAACTTTTCTAATTTCAATCCATTAAACAAAAAATATTTAATAGATATGATAAATTCAGGTGAGCACGTTGGCATTGATAGTACCGGCACGGTCTATCGAGGTGTCGGTTGTGCAATCGAAGGAGGTAGTATCGGAAATTATGACAATGTAAAAATTATTTGGGGTGGAAAATGAAGAATCTATTGCTTCTTACAGACAGTCACAAAGTAACACACTACCGTCAATATCCACCAAATACAGAATATATCTATTCGTATTTTGAATCAAGAGGTGGTCAATTCCCCGCAACTGTATTTTTCAGTTTACAATATTTTATAAAAGAATACTTAGAAGGAGTAGTAGTAACAGAAGAAAAAATAGTAGAAGCTAAAGATATATTCGCTAAACATTTTGGAGATCCGACTCTATTCAATGAAGAAGGATGGCGGTATATTTTAGAAAATTACAATGGTAGACTTCCAATAGTGATTAAAGCTGTACCGGAAGGTAGTATCATACCGACAGGTAATATACTAATGTCCATAGAGAATACCGATCCTAATTGTTTCTGGTTGACTAACTATCTTGAAACTTTGTTAGTTCAAGTTTGGTATGGTAGCACAGTAGCTACCCAATCTTTTTACCTAAAAAGGATGATTCAAAAGTATCTCGACCAAACTTCGGACAATACGAGTGCAGATTTTAAATTGCACGATTTCGGATTTCGTGGAGTAAGTTCGGTAGAATCGGCCTCAATAGGCGGTGCTGCACACCTACTAAATTTCAAGGGGACAGACACTTTAGCTGCCTTAACTTTTCTTCGGGATTACTATTTAGCGGATGTCGTTGGATTTAGTATACCAGCTTCCGAACATAGCACCATAACAGCTTGGGGCGAAGGGTATGAAGTTGATGCTATGAGGAATATGTTAGAGCAATACCCAACAGGTTTAGTAGCCTGTGTTAGTGATTCGTTCGATATTTTCTCAGCCTGCTCTAATCTTTGGGGTACTATTTTAAAAGAAAATGTTTTGAATCGCGATGGTGTCTTAGTCGTGCGTCCCGATTCTGGCAATCCAGTGGAAGTAGTCCTTAAAGTGTTGGATATTTTAGGCGAAAAGTTCGGATGTACGTTTAACTCTAAAGGCTACAAGGTTCTGAACCCTAAGATTCGCGTAATCCAAGGCGATGGCTGCGATTTTGAAACCTGTGAACTTATACTTTCAGCTATGGAATGTGAGAAATGGGCTACTGAAAATATAGCTTTCGGAATGGGCGGTGCTTTACTCCAGAAGTTAAATAGAGATACTCAGAAATTTACTTTTAAGTGTTCGGCTATAAAGAAGAAAGATGAAATTTGGACTGGAGTTTACAAGAAGCCAATTACTGACAGCTCAAAAAATTCCAAAAAAGGGAAACTTAAACTTATGAAAGTTAGTGAAAATTATTTGACTTGTCTCGATGATGGATTTAATAGAAATAATCTTTTGCGTCCCGTCTTTTTAAACGGGGTAAGCCTAAATACACAATCTTACGATGAAATAATCTGGAAAGGAAGCCAATGATTAAAGTGTATTGTTCTCAATGTGGACACTCTATTGAACTAAATGTTAAAAATAATAGAGCATTTACTCAATGTCCTAAATGTCACTGTTTTCTGAAATATGAGAAAGGTATGGTGAGTTCATATGAAAAGAGAGTTTCTACGCCAGTGTCAGGACTACAATCCTGCCAAACATAGAATAGGAAATATGTATATGTCTGAGAAGCTTGATGGGCAGCGAGCTTTTTGGGACGGTGGTATTACTCGTGGATTAACTAACGTACCCTTTGCAATGGGAAAAACAGCTACAGGACTGTGGAGTCGCTATGGCAAAGTGATTTATGCACCTGACTGGTTTTTAGACACTCTACCTAAGATGCCTTTGGATGGTGAGCTATTTACTAAACGAGGCGACCGTCAAAATTGTCGGTCGATAGTTTCGAGACATTCGCCAGACGATAGATGGAATCAAGTAAATTATATGGTGTTTGGCTCTCCGCCTTTAAGTTGCGTATTTGCCGATGGTAAAATCGATTTACCGCATATGAAAATTACTTTTAAAGATTTAATACCTTGGGCAGAGGATTTAGCAGATAAATGCAGTGTTAAATCATTCTCATCAATGACTCCTTTTGAGGAAGTTTATTCTAAATTAGAGGGATTAGTACATACCCAGATTTTATTACCCAGAGATGAAAATGAGGCTCAAATACAATTAGCCGAATATTTAGACAGAATTCTAAAATTGGGTGGTGAAGGCGTTGTTTTGCAGGCACGCTTCGGCATCTGGCTTCCCGAAAGAACTTGGGATGCTTTGAAAGTGAAGCCCGTTCAGGATGCAGAAGGTATTGTTGCGGGATTTACTTGGGGTGAAGGTAAACTGTCTGGCCTTATGGGTAGTATGATTGTTTCGTGGAAAGGGAAAACTTTTAATTTGTCTGGATTTACAGAAGCTGAGCGTGTAGTGCGTAATGTTGAAGGTAATCCAGTTAGCGATATATTTCCAATAGGATCGGAGATTCCTTTCCAATATAGGACAGTATCCGATGATGGGATTCCCGTTGAAGCGAAGTATTGGAGAGAATTTTAATGAGGAAGTGGCGACATATCTACGTAGATTTGTATGTTGTGAACATCTATTGGATTATTTGTAGTTTAGATTGGTTTAAATTAAAAGTTAAGGCTGAATTTAATGCCGATTTAACTGATCTGGATGCTTTAGATGGACGATTCCAAGTTTTTGAAAAGGAGAACCAGAAAGTTGGTGTTATTTGGGCTTCGACTGTTAGTGAGTTGGCTCACGAAATATTCCATTGTGTTGTTTGGATGTTAAACAGTCGAGGATTATGGTTAACAGAAAGTAGTGAAGAGGCGTATGCCTATTTAATAGATTTTTTAGACCGGAAAATTAGAAGGGGAATATCGTGAAGTTATTTAAACGTCGGTAACATTGTGCCAGTGTTCGTGAGAAAGGGCTATGTAGCCTTCTATATTATCTTAGGTTGGTCAAAAAGTGCTTGGTATGATGGTGCTGGATGGGATGATGGCAGGAAGTATAAATTAAAATTACACCACATTGAAAAAGATACTAGAATTTATAAACCATATATTAAAGAAAGGAAATCAAATGCTTGAAAAACTAAAAAACAATAGAGTACAGTGGAGATTATTAGAACCTGCGGAACGGGAATACTTTGAACGAGTTGGTAGGGGTAACTGCCAAATTTATAATCTTGATGGTTGGGAAGATTGTATGGGTGTTAATGAGTTTAAGGATAATTTTGTTTATAGAATTAAGGCTGATTATACTCCAGAAATTAAGTGGAGGGTCATTATAGATTCTACTATTTACGTGCGAGTAAACTCAAGAATTATGACTTTAGCTTCTGTTATTAATCACCCTGATTTCAAGGCTTATGAGTATGCCGATGGTAGCCGTAGTGGGATTCCCCGAACACCTAATGGCGAAATTCCAGAATTTGTAGTTTTTAAAGGAGATTCAAATGATGAGGATTGATGTAATAAATAGGATTGCTAATTTAGAAAAGCAGATTGAAACAATCCAGAATCAGGCGTCCCGTTCCCACAAAGGAATAACTATTGAGATAGACAATGTAGGAGTTATGTTAAATGCCAGCCATAGTCACTAAAATCACAAACGTACGAAAGCACCCCAATGCAGACAGGCTACAACTGGCCACTGTTTTGGGGACTCAAGTTATCGTGGGAATGGATGCCCAAATCGGAGATTCGGTTATTTACTTCGACTCCACTTTGCAGTTGAGTGATGTGTATTTATCTGCTAATAATTTGTATGCTGATGCCACAAGGAATAAAGATACCTCTATAAGGGGTTATTTCGGTAATAATGGTAAGGTTCGGGCACAGCGATTTAGAGGTGAGGTGTCCAACGGATTTGTTATGCCTTTGAGTTCTTTATTATTTTGTGGTAATGTGGATATTTCTTCTAATACCGACTTTACCCACGTTAATGGTATTGAGATATGTCGTAAATATATTTCCAAGGGATTGGTTAAATCGCAATTTAAATCGCGATTTACTTCCGATATGTTTGCACGGCATTGGGATACCAAGCAATTGGGTCGGACTTACCTGCCCGAAGGTGGTATCTTTTACGTGGAAGAAAAGATTCACGGGACTTCTGGTCGTACAGGAAAAGTGTTAGTTAAGAAATGGTTTTGGAAAACTTGGAAAGTTGTAAGCGGGACACGACGCGTCGATAACATTGATTCACATTTACCTGAAATACGGCAGGCTATTGAAGATAAGGTAAGGGATAAACTTTATAAAGGTGAGACTATCTACTATGAGATTTATGGTGGTAACATACAGCCAGGATTTTCTTATGGAATTACAGATTATGCCGTTATGTTATATCGAGTTACCATTACCACGCCAGATGGATTTGTTGTAGATTTAGATAGAGAAAATGTGTATGCACGTGCTTATGAACTTGGATTTAATTTACCATTCTGTTTTACCGTTACCCGCGACCTTGATAACCTTATGAGTTATGCTTCTGGGCAATCAGCATTTGATGCTGGAACTCTACGAGAGGGTATTTGTGTCTGGTTTCGGGATGATAATTATAGATGGACGTGCGTTAAACACAAGAACGAAGAATTTTTAATTTTAGAAGCTTCTGATGTTGAGGATATTTTATGATGCAAGCAAGTAATTTAGTAGGTTACCGGATTCCCGAATCTTTATCACCGTCGGCGTTAACGCTATTCCGCCGCGATCCAAAGGAATATTTTTATAAGTATTTGGCTACTATACGGCCGCCGAAATTCCCACAAACGAAACCTATGTCAGTGGGTTCTGCTTTTGACGCTCGCGTTAAAAGTTATTTAGCAAATGTATTTGGTAATACTGAATGGTCTTTCGAGCGATTATTTGAATCACAAGTAGAAGTCCAGAATAGAGACTATGCACGGGAAGCAGGAGAAAATGTTTTCAAAGTGTATAGAGATTCAGGTGCTCTGGCAGAGTTGGTATTAAGTTTAAAAGGTGCTATTAATGTTAGATTTGAAGAGCGGACTACACGTTTAATTAACGGAGTTAATATAACGGGAGTCCCTGATTTATTGTTCGAAACTAATGATTGTTTAGTGATATTAGATTGGAAGGTTAATGGATATGAGCGGAAAACATCTCCGCGTAAAGGGTATGTGTTATGTCTGCCAGATAGAGTGAAACATAAGGATGTTGTACAAATCTCACATTATGGCGTCCCGATTGTTAGTGAGTGGTTTAATACATTGTATCCTGATTGGGCTATGCAATTATGTACTTACATCTGGCTTATGGGGTATGATATTGGAAGTCGGTGTGTCTGTATGGTGCATCAAATCACTCCGCCCAGAGTTTCTATTCACGCCGGATTATGCGCCCCTCAGTATCAGGAAGATTTGTTTGCTGAGTATTTGAATCTTTGGAATGGTATTCGTGACGGCAGCCCGTTTCCCGATTGGGAAAATCTGGAAAAGATGGCCGCCCAATTACAGGAGACTACGTTTAATGATTTGGTTAGAGGAACTAATAGGCCTTACTAAGGCTACGGCTTTGGCTGAGGGCTACCGGATGGTAATAGGTTGTAATGGCAAGATTTCTTTTAAACCTATTAAACATAAAGTAGGAAATATAGTAGATTGCTTGAATTCTTTTAAGGTGTTTATTTCAGGACAGCTATCGTGGAAATTGGGCAAAAATTAAACTTACAACTTACTTACTACATATTCTGAAAAGAGCTTTCTATATATTCAATTTTTTAACTTTTTTCTGGATGATTGTTAAGTTTGTGAAAAAACTGTAAAAGTCGTCGGGACGCCCGCAAGTCCTTGTGGATAAAGGGTTTACAACTAACTGAAATTCTACTGGAATTCGCGGAATAGTAAGTTTGTCGAAAAACTGCGATAGGATTAAAATAAAAGGCCTCCTCCTTTTTGTTCAGGCTACCCGCTTTGTCGGATTTTGTAAATCACGACGGAGACATATAAATGATTATACGTGTGGGTCGCGTATCGGGTAGCTTTTTGATTTATTGAATCGAAAAAATCCCACCATCTTTCGATAGTGGGATAGTTTTTAACTGATGATGATACGGTCATTGTCTATATCTGCTTTGACGTCTGTAACAGGCGTCCCGTCCTCTTTTGTTACAGTTGCGTCAGCAGAGACTAAGGTCAGAGCATCCATCATAGCATTATTAAACTCGTCAATGTGCATACTTTTTCCTTTCTTATATAGAAAGTACGCCAGTGTTAGGATTGAGCCAATCCGGTGTTAAGTTATTTCGCCGCAGAAGCACTACGCTTCTTGGCTTGTTTGTTTTTGCCATCAATAGGTGCAGATGGTATCGGGGGTGCTTTAGCTTCAACCTTTTCAGTAGCAAAGGTCTTGGGTGTTGCATTGATGGCTTCGACGAAGTCTGCTACGAGCTTTGCTGGTAGTTTTTCACCGTGTTTGGTGATTGCTATCATACATTGTTCCATAGCATACTCATCGATACGGTAGGTCGTCTCGAAACGGGCTACCAGATTTAATAATCTGGGCATTTCACCTTTGCAGTTTTGGTTACCCATCACAGCTGAGAAAATGACTTTCTCAATCTGCGATTGGCCTTCGGCTATGTGTTTTTCCTTCTCCGCTTTTGTCATTGGAGTAGTGGAAATAGCGTCAGCTTTGGGCTTTTTGCTTTCCAAAATCTCGGCATAGAGGGTCTTAACCCCAGGCCCACAGTTTGCTTTGGTGTAGTTAAACTTAAAGCCATTAAGTTTATCATCTTCCAAATCAGACCGCATAGCCATAGCGAGTTCCCGTATGTCGGCATTGGTGAGATTTACTGGTACTGCACCAGCTTTGTCTTTGAGACCGAGTTCAGCATTTTTCCAGTGGGTCTTAATGAATGTAGGACATTCATACAGATACCGGAATAGTTGCTGATGTACCCTTGTGGCATTGAGTACGGCGTTGAAGAAGTCTTTCGGCGTGGTCAATTCAGCATACTTTCTGTATAGCTCAGACCTCTTAGAGGTAGAGACACAGCAGTCTGCGAAAATCTTCCAGAACCTTTGAGAGATTTCTTTATCCGTTTTGCCAGCTTCGTAATGAGGTTCTAAGGCGTTGTATGCCTCGACCTTATTGGCAAGGGGTTCTTGCACACGACCTTCATCGGTTCGTATTTCAAGTTCTGTCATTGCTGACAGATCTTTATATACGGTACACGGGATTCCTTTATCGAATCCGTGTCGCTTCCAAGCCTCAGTATTGTTGGTCTCAATAAGTGCTAAGGCACTATATCTGTGTCGTCCTTGTAGGACGTGATACTTCTTATCATCGCTGTGATATGAAACTTTCAGAGGTGTTGCGAGACCTTCCGCAGATATACTTTGGAATAACCTTTTTGGGTCAGTGGTGAGTCTTGGCTGCCAGTCTGGTCTTGGATTGATACTCGACAACGGTACTAACTCCTCTGTGTGAGGTATGCTGTGAAGTGATATTCCCAGCAGTTGTTCCATTGTCTCATATTCAGCATCGCTCATTTTAAGCAATGCATCAAGACCGGCATCCTTTTTAAACTTTGGCATAGAGTATTTTCCTTTCTTCGACAATGTTGTCAAAGTAGTGGATCAGCTCTATCCTTAGGTCTACAAGACACTTTACACTGGCGTACTATTAAAAGTCGCTGGGTTTTAATCGGGTAGCGGGCATCGGGAGACGGGAGTCGAAAGCCTTACTCCGTCAGAGTCAGGGCGTTAAGATTCCCGACTCCCGATGTTTTAGCGGGTAGCAGAACAACCGCGTCTAATTCTTATTTTTTATACATTGTTCCGGTTGATTCAAGTTTAGCGAAACGAGAGTGCACTATTGGGTGTTTACTTTTACTGCTGGATATAGTCGCTCTACAATAGCCGCGATAATACTTACACATTCTGTCGGTTTTGGCTCTGGACATAGTTTGTCTCCCGACGCGGCTGTCCCGCTACCCGATTCCCGTTTACACCGCTTTGCACAGTTTTATTTATATCTGTTTCTGCTACAACGGGCGATGGTATCCGCCATCTATCGGCCAGCCTGTCGGCTGTTAATTTTTAGTTTTTAGTCTTTTACGCTTTTTATCTGTTTGTCCTTTCGTTTAACATTATTTACTTATATCTTACTATCGGCATTTTACATTATAAACTTTAACAAAGCAAGAAAAATCTTTTAATTTTTTAAAATTTTCTTTATATAACAAATCAGACTTGTTAAGTGAGTAACTAACCTTGATTTAATTAATCAAGGTTTCTTTAGGTACTATATAAATGGATATTAGATATACATAAACATTAGATATAAATAAATAATAGATATATAGTGGGTGGGTCAAATCTACATTATAAGGGATAAAAAATATCCAAAATTACACCACCGCTGGTGCGGGTATCGGGCATCAGATATTTTATAAATCGGGCATCGGGTATCGGGTATTAGATAGGTGGTGGGATTAAATACACCCTACAAGGTGATTATTTAAATCCAGTCGTAATAAATCGGCGAAAAAATATTACCAAAATTTTTTCAATGATTTTTTCCGATATACATATAGAAAGGAATCAAATGCAATACGAAACACATAAAGTAGCTGCGGACGACCCTACAAGGTGTCAAGGTATCGACAGGACAGGTAATCAGTGTAATAATCAAGCAATCGAGGGTGTTAAATTTTGTGGTGCTTGTGGCGGTAATAAATGTTTAGAAGTTTTGAATAATAAAAACATTAGAATATATCGTTTGGCGAAATACCGCGATAGACTTGACGAGATGGTAACACATCCGAACGTCAAATCACTAAGAGAAGAAATCGGGATTCTAAGAATCCTGCTTGAAGAAAGAATGGCTTCACTTCAAACACCTTTGGAAGTAATGGCACATTCTTGTACTATTTCTGATTTGATAATTAAAATAGAAAGATTAGTAACATCCTGCCATAAGCTTGAAAAAAATCTTGGCGAATATTTAGACAAAAATACTATTACACAAATCGGTATGGAGATGGTTCAAATCATCACTAAATATATTACAGACCCGAAAGTAATAGATAATATTTGTAACGATATGTTAGCTATGTTAAAAAGAGCAACTAATGAATCTCCAGAAGAGACTGATTGATTCAATCTATAACGGACTGCAACGCCAAACTCTCTACAAATGTTCAAACTATGCTGAGAAATGCCGTGTAATGTCCGGTGGCAGTTATCCTGGGCCTTGGACTTTTAAATATTTTCCTTGGCTTAAAGATATGCACGATTGTGATGCTGAATTGCTTATAGGACAAAAGGCTGCTCAAATGGGATTTAGTGAGGCGGCTTTAAATAGAGTATTTTTTAAAATTGATATTAAAAAAAGCTCGGCGATGTATATATTGCCGTCAAAGACTCCAGATGCCAGTGATTTTTCTGCATCACGTTTTGACTCTGCTTTGGAGTCGTCCCCACATTTGAGGCAGTTATTTTCGGATGTTAAAAATGTTGGGCATAAGAGAGCGGGTAGCGTTAATTTATTTATCAGAGGTTCTCATTCGAGAGCGGGATTAAAGAGCAATCCAACTGGTCACCTTGTTTTTGATGAGGTTGACGAGATGGATCAAATCAATATACCGTTAGCTCTTGAACGGCAATCTGGACAATTAGAAAAGCAGTCTTGGTTTATTAGTACGCCGACTATTGATTCATATGGTATAAATTCTTATTTTGAACGAAGCACGCAACAAGAATTCTTTTTTAAATGTCCGAGCTGCGGGAGACAAACTAATTTAACATTTCCCGAATGTATAGAAATACCTACTGATGATGTTAGAGATCAAAAATTAAAAGACAGCTACTATAAATGTAGAGAATGTAAGAATAAATTAGTACACGAAGATAAGTCTATTTGGCTCGCTGATGGCGTCTGGATTCCTAAATTCTCAAATAGGGATTCAATAGGTTTTCATATTAATCAGATGTATTCAACGACTATTCCGCCTTGGAAACTTGCAGAATCTTATTTATTATCATTGTCAAATGCGGCTTACGAGCAAGAGTTCTATAACTCAAAACTCGGGTTGCCAAGAATAATAAAAGGGGCACGGGTAACTGACGACGATATTACTGCGAGCCTGAGAAACTATGCTAACGGCTCTCAGCCTAAAGAGTCAGGTTCTTTTGTTTGTATAGGTATAGATGTCGGTAATTGGTGTCATTATATTGTTACGGAATATACATTACCACCAATTTGTGTTACGCCGGATATTAATATGAATGCCAGAGCAAGGATTTTGGAAATCAACAAAGTTCTAAGTTATAATGACTTAGAAGCTGTGATATATAAGTATAGGCCTCGTGCTGTAGTTATTGATGCACAACCTGATAGACGTAAATCTTACGAGTTAGCCCAGAAATTTTGGGGCTCAGTTTGGCTTTGTTTCTTTAGTTCAGGTATAAACGGGAAACAAATTTCAAAAACTAAGGACGACGCTGGTCAAAGTTTAGAACAGTGTGTCACGGTTGATAGGACAAGCTGGTTAGACTTAAGTTTAGGAAGATTTATAAATCATAGTGTCGAGTTACCTATTGATACACCTTTGGAATTTAAAGACCATTTGAAGGCTTTAGTTAGGAAGCCTGAATTAGATAAAAGTGGCAACCCAACGAGTAAGTATGTTTCGTTAGGGAATGACCATTACGGTTTAGCTAACTGCTATGCCGAAGTTGCCTTATCCTTAGCTTCAAATTTTGGTGTTACACAATCTATTAGGAGTCCAAGATGACAGGAAAGATACATCCTGAATATTTGAGTAAACAAGAAGAATGGTCTAAATTTGAGTTAGTCTATTCTGGTGGGGATGATTTTATAGAAGAATATTTACAGACATTTTCTACGGTGGAAGATAGCTCTGATTTTACTACTCGCAAAAGTTTCACTTATAATCCAGCCTTCGCTAAGTCAGCGATTGATGAAATCAAAAACTCTATTTTTCAGCGTATAACTGACGTAGTTAGACTTGATGGTTCTGCAACTTATCAGGACGCTATAAGCGGATTATCTGGTGGCGTAGATTTAAAAGGCTCAACTATGAATTCTTTTATAGGTAGACACTTACTCCCGAAACTTTTAACTAAGGGTAAAGTGGGAGTCTATGTAGATATGCCAAGAATAGTAGGAAATTTAAAATCCGATGTTATTGGCAAACATCCTTATATTTATGTTTACGATGCTTTAAACATTTTAAATTGGGTCATTGAGTTTAAAGATGGTTCTTTTATTTTTACAAAACTTCTTCTCAAGGATTTTGTAGATGAGATTGACGTTGAAACTGGTTTGCCTTGTGATACTATTGAAAGGTATAGATTTTTAGAGTTGGTTGATAATAAAGTACAATTTACTATTTATGATGAAAGCTGGAAAAGTATAGAAACGGGTATTTTAGATATTCCTTTGATACCCTTTGCATTGGCTGAACTTAGTGATTCGTTGTTAGTTGATGTTGCAGATTATCAAATTGGGTTACTTAATCTTGCAAGTAGTGATATGAGTTATGCGATACGCAGTAACTTCCCTTTATATACTGAACAATACGATGCAAGAATAACTAACACTTTTAATAACGACAATGAAAAGAATGTTGGTACAACGACTGGAGTTAGATACCCGAAAGATATAGAACGTCCAGGATTTATACATCCGTCTCCTGAACCTTTAATTGCAAGTATGAAAAAACAGCAACAGTTGAAGGAAGAAATCCGACAGTTAGTGCATTTAGCTCTCACAAATGTAGAACCTAAAATGGCATCAGCGGAAAGTAAAGCACAAGACCAACAGGGGTTAGAGGCCGGCCTTAGTTATATAGGTCTTGAACTTGAAACTCTCGAAAGAATGGTAGCTAAAGTTTGGTCTGCATATGAAAAAACAAGTATTAAAGAAGCTACTATTAAATACCCTAAAAGATACAGTTTAAAAACAGACGAGGAAAAACGAAAAGAAGCCGATGATTTAAAGAAACTATCTCATAGTGTTCCATCAACTACTTTTAAGAAAATTATAATTAAACGTATTGTTTCAGTTCTATTTAATGATAAAATATCCCAAGCTGATTTATCTAAAATTGAATCAGAGATAGATGCTGCGACTATTTTGGATGTTGATCCAGAAGTTATATCGACAGATATTGAAACGGGACTTATTGATTTGGAATCAGCGAGTAAGGCTCGCGGATATCCAGAAGGTTCTGTAGAAAAAGCTAAACAGGAACACGCTGAGCGTCTGGCTCGCATAGCGAAAGCACAAAGCGAAAAATCTGTGAGGGGAGTTTCGGATTTAGAAGATGACAGTAGGAATGATGCAAGAGATAAAAAAGCATCGGTAGAAACAATAAAAGATGATGTTGTATCAGATAAAACACGTGGAGATAATAAAAATGGAAAGTAAACCTTTTTGGCAAAGTTTAACTTTATTAGGTGCGGCAATTTTGACTATATGCAGTATTATACTGCCCGCTGTGGGTCAAGCTAATATAGCAGAAATACTTAAACAAGAAAATCAAACATTTATGGATTTATTCGCAGGTATTGGTTCGGTTATAGGTTTGATTTTAACAATCGTCGGACGCTTTAGAGCAACGAAAACGTTAAACGTTGGCTCAACTGCTGTTGTATTACCACTAATATTCATAGTCGGGTGTATGAGTAATTCAGATAGATTAAACTATGTTAAACTTAGTAATTCAGTTGCAGGAAGTATAGAGGCAGTTACAGCTTTAAATAGAGCCGGTAAATTAACACAAGAACAAATTAAAGAAGTTGATTTATCTATTGATTTGGCAACAATTTATTTGGGTGAATATCGTGCTGCCTTAGATGCAAATGAACCTGTAAGTGTTGTGACAATAGATAGATTGCAAAATGTGTTGGATAGATTAATCGAAATTCAATTGAGCAAGGAGAAATAATGGGACTTATAGAAATTTTAATATTGGCAAAATTGATTGCGGGGTTGGCGGAAGCCGCCGCTTTAAAAGACCCAAACATAACTAAAGAAGATTTGGATGCAGTTGATCGTAAGGTGGCTGAGAAAAAATTAGCTTGGGAAGAATCTAAAAAATGAAAAAATTATTATTAATCTTTGTTATTTTGTGTCAGTATGTCTTAGCTGTGAATTGGGCTGATTTAAAATCCAATCTCGTGCTTTGGTATGAGTTTGAGGACAATGAGCCTAACACTACTGTTTTAGACAGCAGTGGTAATGGTTATCACGGCATAGCGTCTATAAATACAAATCAAATGTCAACAGCAGGAAAAGTTGGCAAAGGATTTGCTTTTGATGGTACGGTTTATATTGATTGTGATAATTCCCATAAGACATCTTTTCAAAGTGAGTTTTCCTTAATATGTTGGATTAAGGAAATTGTAGGTAATACCGGCACTTACCCGATAGCTGGTATAGCAGATTATGACTTATGTGGACACGGGATTTATTATTCTGTTGATACCGGAGAACGTAGCGTAATTCAAGTTTACACCGCTTGCACTGATTATGTAGGTCAAGAGAGTTCTTACTTTATTTTACCTGATGCTGGCCAGTGGATTATGATTTCTATGATAGTAAGTCAGGATGGCGTTTCAACAATACGCCTGAAAAGTTATGCCAATCTTGAGCTTGTTCAGGAAAGAACAGGATTAGTGTCTTTTGCTAATTACGACTCAGATTTAAACTTATATGTAGGTGCAAGAAATTATTTAGATTATCTCCCCAATTCTTTTTTTGAGGGCAGTCTTGATGATTTTATGCTTTTCAACAAAGCATTATCAGATGAAGAATTGGAAATTGTTTATAAAAAATCAAAGCCAAACGGATATATTTTAATTAAGAGGTAAATGATGAGTAAGAAAATGATTTTGATTTTTGTTTTACTGACGGCGGCTTCGGCTTGGGCTGCGGTAACAATAGTAAGAGATAAGGTTCACGCGGGTAGTTATTATGTTTACATTCCCGCTTCGGCTGACGCCAATGATGGATATTACACTAAATGGCATTTAAGATGGCCGCTACAAAACCCACTGGCAGGTGGTGGCAAATTTCCTATTGGTTCAGTTTTATTTGGTCAAGTTTACGAGGGAAAATTCCAAGATGCAAACGAAGCAAGTACAGTCAGCGGCACTTGGACTCATAATGACGAAAAAGACGATGGAAGCCAATGGAACAGCACGTTTACGAACTATCATCACGTCCGCCGTTCTTCTACGGCAAACAACTATCTTCTATACGATATACCTGACAACCATAACAGAATCCACGTTATGTATTACACGGCTACAACAGCCGGTCAAATCGGGGTTAGCTGGTCTGACGGTACTACAACTGGAATTGACACAACAACTATAAGCACGCAGGGCAGTAAGAATATCGCCGAAGCCGTTATCGGTGATAATACCACACTAAAAGGAACAAGCAGGGTCTTGAAATTAAATGTAAATTCAGGTTCAAATATCATAATTGGCGGGGTTAGAAGCTTTAATACTTCTGTCATTGGAGACCCATCAACTAACACTGGCGGGGTATGGACAGGCCACGATTTAATTGATACTAAGGCCGCTCATTCGTACTCGTGGAATGACAACCTAAGTCCCATAGCAGAACAGAGCTATGAGGTATTCTACTCGAATACCTGTGAGCTTACAATATCGTGGAGTCAGGAAGGTAAGGCTGCCAAGTGGACAGGTTATGGGGCACATTACGGTTCGGCAGATGCTTCCTTCACGCCGCTTGCGAATCCAAATTTATACGTTGACAGTAATCTTATCGGTGAAATGAGCGACTTTGCCGACACCGCATTAACCATAGGGAAAGGCAACTGCTACACAGGTGATTCTATAGTTACTTACGTTTCGGGCTATGGAGATTATGATGTCAACTCTATTCAAGATGCAAACGAACCTCTTTTTACGATTACGACGAGCTTTGAAAATACAGGTGTTACATTTTTAGTTCGGGCAGACTGGCCGGATGTCAATTATACGATAGCCACTTCTGGGCCGTATGTTCCGAGTATTCTAATACCCGATTCGGCAGCGGGTAAGATTAGACTGCTGCCTGATATAACCGATATAGTCATAGGCAGCGAATATTCAGACAAACACGGCTCGTCAGTAGTCATATTGTACGACGATATGGACTTTATCATTCAGGCGTATAGTTTAGGCCCGATTGACGAATTGAAGGAATATACTTCAACGCCAGGCGATAATAAGATGTACTTTCAAATTCAAGATTCACTATTGTCCACGCCGCAAAGTGATGCGGTTTGGACGATGGGTGGCGGAATGTCAGTATATAGAAAGACTGATTTTTCTGATTATTTCGACATCGTTAGCGGCGGCGGCAACATTAATTCTCTTGCAGGCTTTAAATCTGGAGGCAAACAGTAATGAAGAAATTACTTGCAATAATCATATTAACGATTTTATCAATATCCTGTTTTGCTGTTAGGATAGAAGAAACAGATGTTACTCGTAAAGTTGCTTTTGTAGCGGTTTCTCCAACAGATTATATCACAAGGCAATCTTCACTAACCAATTTAGTTGTTTATTATTCTGTTGATAGTAGTGAAATGACTTTAATGACAACACCAACAGCGACAGCAATGACAACAGCAGGAGATTTTTGGTTGAGTGTAGACGAAGTTGGTATGGTTACTCTTCCTGCTGACTGTAATGAAGCTGAATTATTTTTAAATATATCTGCTACTGAGATGGCTACAGTTTCTATTAGTATAGAATTATACCGAGACTATACTTTAACTCTAACCAAACCTGTTAAAGCAATCACAGACCAAATAACAATAACTGATGGACTTGTTGAATCAGATACTATTAAAGTTAATGGTGAAGATGTTTTAACATCTAATGAATTAGTTGCTGATATTGAAGCTGGCGATTTAGCCAGCGTCAAAGCTAAGACTGATTTGCTGACATTTACAGGAACTGATGTTAAGGCGGATGTTTCTACTTTGGCTTTGCAGCAAACTGTACTTGATATTAATGATTTAATAAATCAACTTTCAGTAGATGTTAGTTATATACAATTCATATTAACCAAACGTGGGGGTGGATTCTAATGTCTCGTAAATATGTCTGCTACAAATCTGGTTATGACCTTTACGCTATTATCAGGCACGAGGTTAATTTTAAAGCTTGGGATGGTTCTGTCTATGTCTCTTATGATGTTGCGGATTGGCTGGACTATATTATCCCTTTGACAGATGAGGGCGGCGATATTTACTCCTTTGAGTTTGAAGATTCTGGATTAGCTATAATATATGAGCAAGGTTCAATACCGGCTTACTCAGATTCCATAGTTTCTCAATTATCATTAAGTGACACAACATATATAAAGTATCCGGCAGTTAGTTATGAGTCTGGGCACGATGTTCATTGCTTTATCCGCAGAGAAAGTGATTTAAAAGTTTGGAATGGGTCTGAATATGTTGATTTCGTCCTTGCTGATATAGATGACTATAAATACGATTTAACAGATGTAGGTGGTGATTTGTATTCTACTACAACTATGCCTACTGTCGGTGATTTTGTAGTAATTTACTATGATAATGAATTGTTATTAGGTATCTCGAAAGTCAGATATACAGGTTCTATTACATTGAATTCTGATTATTCGATCGATGATGCTGATGAGTTTTTTAACAATAGATTGACTAATACTTATTGGAGTAATGCTTCTGATGACGATAAAATTAAAGCCTTAAATATGGCGATTCGTGCAATCAATCAACTTAATTTTGATGAGGATTTAATAGATGATGATTATGATTCTATAGTATTTGAAGCTGCTTGCTTAATAGCTGTAAAGTATCTTGAAGGGTATGAAGTCGATCAAATTAGAGAAAATCAAACTGTAGTAAGTCAAACTTATAGTAATGTTAAGGAGATAAAAAATAATGTAGCATTAGATTACTACTCAGCAGGTATTGTAAGTGCTGAGGCTTGGGATTTATTAATACCATATTTTAAAAATAGTACACAAGTACGCTTAAATAAAGTAACTTAATACCCAGAAATGGGGCAAGGAGTAATATGTTTAATAAGAAATTTTATTTTGTTCCAGTTTATGAAGAAACACCTGCAGCAGAAGACCCAAACAAAGGGAAAGAAGATAAAAAGTTTACACAGCAGGAATTAAATGACCTTATAGCCAGAGAAAAAGGTGTTATACAGAAAAAGTTTGAGAAGAGAATCTTAGAACTCGAAGAATTAAAGAAAACTGCAAATTTATCTGCTGAACAAGTTGCTACTTTAAATCAGCAAATAGATGAAATGCAATCTACATTCAAAACTAAAGAACAGTTAGCCCAAGAAGAAACTCAAAAGCTAAAGAAAACTTTAGATGAAAAGCTTGTTAAATCCGAGCAGGAGAGGGAGAAATGGCAAAATAAATATTCAGATATGGTTATAACTAATCAGATTATAAGTGCCGCAGTTAAGTTTGAGGCATTTGACCCTGAGCAGATTATAGCTATATTGAAGCCAAATACTAAGTTAGTCAATAAAATTGACGCAGACGGTAAGAAGTTGGATGAATTAGTACCTACTGTGAAATTCACAGGTCTTAATGAAGAACAGAAAGAAATACATCTTGATATAGCACCAGAAGAAGCAGTCAAAAGAATGTCAGGAATGACAAAATACGCTAACTTATTTAAAAGTGATGCGGCTGGTGGTATTGGCGGTAAGCCAGTTGATAATGTAGATTTATCAAATATTAAGGATACGAAAACGTATCTCGCACAAAGAAACAAATTAAAAGGAAAAAAGTAGAATGAATAAAATTAAGTTTTTTAAGCCTGTCTATGTTAACGATGTAGACGCATTGATTCCAGAAATCTGGGCTAATGAAAGCATTGCTATACTTCTTGAAAATATGGTAGTTGCAAACTTAGTTCATAGAGATTTTGAAGATGAGATTGCTGATCTTGGAGACGTAGTTAATATTGATGCACCTGCTGCTTTTGTTGCAAAGCGTAAGGGTGTCAATGATAATGTTACTATTCAAGATGCAACTACAACTAACGTACAGGTGAAATTGGATCAGCATTTCCACGTATCGTTTATTATAAAAGATAGTGAATCATCTAAAGCTTTTGTAGATCTTGTAGAAAAATATTTGTCTCCGGCTTTGCAGGCTCACGCACAGGCTATAGATAAAGTTATTCTTGGCCAACATATTAATTTTATGGATAATAATGCTGGTGGTATCGGCGAGACTACTTATGCCAATGCTGTCGAAACTCTTGTTGACTTGCGTAAAGTCTTAAATGATACTAAGTGTTATACTACAGGGCGTAATCTTATAGTAGGCTCGGCTTTGGAAGCAACCCTCTTGAAAGACGAAGGTCTCAGAGAAGCTGATAAGTTGGGCGACGATGGTTCAGCTTTACGCGAAGCAAGTCTTGGGCGTAAACTTGGATTTAATATATTTATGTGTCAAAATATGTCAGAGACTACTTGGGACGACACAAATACTGCTACGGCATTGCAGGCTGCAGCAGCTGCTGGTGCAACAGAGCTTAATGTTAAGACAGTTGCAAATATTGCTGTCGGTGATATGTTGCTTGTAGCTGGGGATATGACTCCTCAAGTGGTAACTGCTGTAACTAACACTTCGGCTTCGGGGGCTGACACTGTAACAATCTCGCCTGGACTTAGGGATGCTGCGGCTGATAATGCAGTTGTAACGATTTATGATGCAGTTGCCGTTGATGAAACTGTTACCATTACAACTAAGACTAATTCTCCTGGATATGATTATTTTAAGATTGATGGATTCACATCAGGTAAATATCCTCAGGTTGGTCAGCAGATTAAAATAGGTTCTTACTACTACACTATTATTGATACTGATGAGTTTAGTGACACACAGTGTGATGTTCTGCTCGACAGGCCGTTGGAAGCAACCGTAACAGATGGTGATGTTGCTACATTATATCCTGCTGGTAATTATGGATTTGCTTTCCATAGAAATGCTATTGCTTTCGTTTCAAGACCTCTCGCTGCACCGAAGAAGGGTGTAGGGGCACTTTCTGCAGTAGCCAATTATGATGGTATTGGCGTAAGAGTCGTTATTACTTATGACGGAGACAAACAGGGACACCTTGTCACTGTTGACTTACTCTGTGGTGTAAAAACATTAAATACGAATCTTGGGGCTGTATTGTTGGGTTAGTATGGCTAACGTGGTGTGGGGATGTTATACATCCCCACATTATATTAAAGGAGACGTATGGAAAATTGGGTTATCGATGCTTTAAAAGAGTTTGGTTGGACTGTAGGAATAGTTATTTTCTTCATTTACCGCGATTATGTTAGAGAAGCAAAATTAACTCGTGTAAATGACGAGCTTGCAAATAAACTCACAAAACTCGAAGCTGAAATGCGTGGTATTTTGAAAGAGTTAGTGGAAAAATGTACAGCTGCTCTTGTAGATAACACTCACGTTATGTCAGGATTAGTATCATTATTAACAAAACGACCCTGTTTTATTTATGATTTATTTAAAGTTAAAGATGAAGTTGTATTAAGACCAAAACAAGAAGGATAAGACCTAATGACTCAATATAGATTTATAAAATCAGTTGTGAAAAATCTAAAAAGAAAGTATGGTCAACCTGTGACTTTAATTAATATTACTAAAGGTAATATAGATTGGTCGCAGGGTAGTTCTTCTAATCGAAGTGTTGATACTAAAGAAATTAAAAAAGCTTTAGTTTTGGTTGGAAAAACAACTAATCTTTCGAGTTTGAGTTCTATTGCTACTAAGGAATTTTCCTACGGTGGAAACTGTGAAACTGTTGAGCGTACAATAATAATTGACCGTGACGACCTTGGAACTTTTGGTTTCACTAAGAAATCAAAAGTTAAGTTTAGTAACTACGACTATACTATTGTGGATTTTATAGACTATGAAGAGCAAAATTCTATTGCTGTTTTTGTAACAAGAGTCGAGGGTCAAATCAATGAATAGATTGGAAATATCTAAATGGTTATTTTTGTCAGTAGCTAAACATTTCACAGAAAATATTAGTGGTATTACTATTAATGTTGAAGGAGTCGAACGTGATTTAGACAATCAAAAAGATTGGATTGAAGTTAGGATTGATGGGCCAGATATTAGTGAACCATCACAGAATGTTTTTATAGTCGATTGTAGGATAAATTTATTAGTTGCGACTAATATAGACCCGAATAATTTAGTTGGGCATTTTGTTAATGTAGGTAAAGCAATTAATGCCTTCACAGATTTCGGTGTTTATAGATATTCAGACGATGGTACATTAGTTGGAGTTATGGCTCTCAAACCGCTACAAGATACGAATGACAGAGTTAAAGTTTCTAATATGGGACAAATTGATCCAAATATAAATATGTCTCAAACAACAGTAGAAGGTCACTTTAAAATGAGTTTAAGCTAATTGGAGTGCTAAATGAGTCAAAGAAATTTGCGTAATGCAACAATCACTATAACAGATGGGAATTCGCAATCTGTTGTGGTGAAAATAGGAGAAGGCAATTTTAACTTCTCTGAAAAACAGACAATGGAGTATTCTCGCGATAGGGGAAATCTCGATACTTGTCGTCGTGGAGACGATGAACCAGTCGATGTTTCTTTTGATTTCCAATGGGAGTGGTTGACAAGCTCAACCTTAAGTACGAATCAAGATTCGTTAAGGGATATTATTAAAGGAAATGGATTTGTAACTACAGGCGGGGAGTGTGAACCTTATGCCTGTAATATAACTGTAGAATTAGAAGAAGAAATCTGTTCTAATTCTGAAACGCTTGTTTTCTCTGATTTCCGATGGGAAGAAATGAGCTATGATTTACGTGCCGGTCAGATTTCAGTTTCTGGAAAGTGTAATATTACAGAAGTTGCTGTAAGTTAATTTAAGCCATACTAACTCAAGATTTAAAGGACAGATATGAAGATTTCAGGTATTGACTTTAGTCAGCCATCAAATGTGATAATTCCAATTATTAGGGGAAATGCGGAAATTATATTCCAAGCTTGTTGTATTGTGGATTTCACTGAATTAGATGCAGTTTTGAAAGCACCGAATCCGGTGTTACGTTTAATGCGTGGGTCACAAGAAGCCAAGCCAGTACAAGACGAGAAATATAAAAAAGAATTAGAAGAATTTGGAAGGAGACGCATAGATTATATTATTGCGAAATCATTACTTGCGACGCCCGATTTAGTCTGGGAGACAGTTGATTTTAATAATCCTGAAACATATAAAAACTATGAAACCGAATTGCAGGAAGCTGGATTCAATACTTTTCAAATTACACAGTTAGCAACAGGTGCATTAGAAGCTAATGGTCTTTCTGAAAGAAAAGTAACTGAGGCCCGCGAACATTTTTTAGCAGGTCAACAGGAACGGTCAAAATAAAGTTGCCTGACGGTAGATCGTTGGCATATATTATTTGGCGTTTCTGTGAAAGATTTAATATAACACCCCCAGGTGTTAAAAATAGTTTTGATGATTGTGATGCTTGGACACAAGCAAAAATAATAGCATATAGTCAAATACGTGATTATGAAGAAGTTCTTTTAGCGAGTAACAGATGATTAAAGTAAAATTTACAGCTAAAAAGAGACAGATAAATATAGGAAAAGCTAAAAAACATTTATTAGATGTTTCAGAGCAAGCTGTAAGAGAAGGTGCTAAAGAATTTGTTATAACGGCAAAAAATATAGTCCCTGTATACTCAGGTATGGCTCACGGTGCTTTAGCGGCTGCGGGACAATATCTGGGTATACATTGGATTATAGTAACAGCTACGAAAATAACTTCCTCTGGCAAAGTGGTTAAAGTTCAGAATAGAGTTTCAGAGGGATTTAAAGCAGCGAAAGTTGCAATAAAAAGAGTAAAAAATTCAGTTTCTTTTATATTTAGTTCAAATGTTTTTCATTTAGAGTTTAATGATATTCGAGACCCATCTATTTATGGATTTAAATTGAGGAATCCAGCACCTTGGTTTGCTTTCAATCAAGGTAAGATAGCTGGTCTCAGAAAAATAAAAGAATTCTTAAAAAAGAATCGTGAATCGTTAGGTAAATTTATCGAAGTTACAGGTGGTTTAAATCATACAAAGGTAAAATAATGCCGGAAGAAAAAGACATAGTTTTTCAAGTAGACTCTAAAGAAGCAGAAACCAAGTTAAATGCGTTGAACCGCATTTTAAAGAGTCAAGGTATTGTTACAGATTCAGTTAGTAAAATAACTGATAAATATAGTAAGAGTTTAAACCGTTCTGTTGTAGAGGCAGTAGCCTATACTAAGGCAGGCGAAAAAGTAACTTTAATGATGCGTGAGTGGGGCAAAGGTTATAGATTAGTTGAAGGCAGTCTCAAAAAACAGTTAGATTTAGAGAGACTTAGAGCTGATGCCATTAAAAAAGTTACTACTGCTCTAAGAGAAAAAGAACGGGCAGAAAAGGCCGCAGCTCTTCAAACTAAATCGTTAGATGAATCTATAAAGCAAAGTATTATAACTGCTTTTAGTTTTGAAAGAGTTATTCTGTTCTTTTTAGTCAGGCGTGCTTTATACGAATTAACATCAGCATTAAAAGAAAACATAAAAAATGTAATTAAACTTGATTCAGCCATAGCTGAAATTAGAACAATATCACAACAATCACTTGGTACATTTGAACAATGGAATGAGTCTATTCTGCGGGCATCAAACAAGTGGGGATTCGACGTGCTTGATGTTGCAAATGCTAAGTACCAGTTGTTATCTAATCAAGTTGCTACTTCAATACAGGAAGTAGAAAAATTTACAGATGCTGCTTTAATTTTTGCTAAAGTGACAAAATCTACAGCGGAAGAATCTGTTGATTTGCTTACGGCAGCTATTAATGCTTTTGGGATGTCTACCACAGATACGCATCATATTGCGGCGAGCTTTTTTAAGACTATTGAACTTGGTAGAGTTAGAGCTGAGGAGTTAGCTAATACTTTGGGTCGAGCTGCTGTGCCTGCTGCCCAATTAGGGATAACATTAGATGAATTAAATGCAATGATTGCCACAATCACGATTCAAGGTGTTAAAGCTAATGAATCTATGACATTATTGCGTGGTATTTTTATGAAGTTAGGTAAGCCAACTAAGGAGTTAAAAGAACTATTCCACTCCTTAGGTGTTACAAGTGGCGAAGAATTAATACAAGTTTACGGATTGGCTGAATCCCTTAAAATACTATATGAAAGAACTAAAGGTACACAAACTGAGATAGCAGAATTATTTAAAGAAATACGTCCAACTATGGGTATTGCTGCACTTGTTAGACAGTTGGATAAGTTTGAAGATAATTTATACAAGATTAAAGTAGCCTCTGAGCAAAGTTATGATAGGGCGATTTTAGACCAATATCAAAGTTCAGGTGAAAAATTAAATTTAGCTTTAAATCAAACTAAAAACTTATTTATTGAGACTTTTAGTAGACAAACTATTGCTTCTATTGTTGATTTAACTTCAATGTTAAATACAACATCTAAAGAAATAGACGGAACAACCAAAACTACTTATGGCTTGGTTCACGTAGTTAATTTACTATCGCGGGCAACCATAGCGGGTGGTGCGTTATTTGCCTTACGTCAATCTTGGGGGTATATTCAGACTGCAATTTTAAAAACGCAAGTATACCACGAAGCCTACACAGAAGCTGCTGGAAGAATGAGTGAAGAATTAGCTAAGAAATTTGCGGAAAAAGCTCAAAAAATAGCTTTTAATGCTTCCTTAATTCGGGGTTTAGTGTCCGGTGGATTACTTGTAGGAACTACAGCCTTAACATATTTAATTTCAGCAGCTATAAAAGCAAGAGAGCTTAAAAAAGAGCTTAATGACATAATACAAGAATTTTATGCGTTGCAGAATTTAGAAACGACAGCAGGTAAATCCTCAGTTTTGAGTAAATACTTAGAAGAATTTGAAGAAGTTTCACGTCAGGTTAGTAGATACTTAGCGGAATTTGTTAGTGGATATTCAGACGAAATTGAAAGATACACTGAAAAAATTGAGGGATTAGAGAAATCACACAAGAAGCTTGTGGAAGATTTGAGGCCGGCTGTAAGTATAGCTTTGAAACAAGTTCAAACTATCATCGACGTAATTAAAAATGATTTAAATTCAATAAGTAATTTAATAGATGGTATAAACTCTAAAAATTTAAGCTTCCAAAATGACATACGTAATGCCATAAGAGACGCGAGACAAAGCACAATGTCTGAGGAAGAAAAAATAGCAGAAGCTGTAAAAGATAGAGCTAAATATGAAGAAGAACTGCGTAAAGCGGCAGAGGATGTTAGTAAAGCAAAATCAACAGATGAAGTTAATAAGGCATTAGAGCGTAGTGAAGAACTTGGTAAAGAATTACTTAGAATAGAAAAAGAAATTGTGGATTTAAAAGAACGGTCTTTTAAATCTTCAAATAAAAATGTTGAGACCCTCGAAAAAAAGCTTTCTAATGCAGAGCAAAAATTACAAGAACACCGTGAAAATATTAACGACCAGCTTACTCAGCGTAGGAAATCTGGTCGTAAGGGAGATTTTACTCCAACTGAATCTCAAAAAAGAAAAACATCTCGATATCAACAAGATATAAAAGAAATTGAAAAACAAATAAAAGATGCTCAATCAGTACCTAAAAACATTAATGATGAAAGCATTGAAAAATATCGGCAGCTTGGTGAACAACAATCTAAGATATATGAGGAAGCTAATAAAAAGCTCGAAGAATTAAAAGCTACAAGAGAAGCAGAATTAAAGACTTATTTTGATTTAACTTCCGAATTAGGAAGTTGGTCTACTGAATTTTCTGCTACCTTTACTAATTTAGCTACTGACATATCCAAAATTTTGGGTACAATAGTTGAAGATGTAAATTTTGATGTAATTAAAGAAAAATTAAAAACAATAGCTGCTGAGAATAAAGAGATAGAATCAACTAAAGAATTACTGAAAAGTTTAACCGAACAAAAAGAAAGCGTTTCAAAAGACTTAACTGAATTTTTAGAACAACAGCGAAGTTTAACGAAAGAAGCGACTGACGTTCAGTCGAAGTTTCGGGAGAGTTTAGAAGCTACTAAAGACTCTGCTAAAGAGTTATCTAATATTTTAAGTAAAGAAGGTTTGCCTTCTTATTTAACTTCGGATTTAGAAAGTATTATTAGGGATATTCTCGATCCTATGACTAAAGCCGAAGATTTACCGGCAAAAATAGCTAAATTTGATGGTGCATTGAAAAAACTACGTGACACAATTACTTCACACCAGAATCTTATAAAAGAATTTGAAAATGCACCAGCTAATTTTGCAGATCCCACTGGTATGGGTACTATGGGGTTACACGAAAAAATTGGGCAATATTCCGAAGAAATAAAAGTTATGACTGCTGTAATTGAGTTTATAAAAAAGCTACAGGAAACTTCCAAAGTAATCCCTAAACTGCAACAAGAACAGGTTAGAATTGAATCAGATGTAGCTGAATCTATTGAAAAAATGAGAGTCAATTATGGTTTAATGTCCTCAACTTTAAAAGGATTCCCTGAGCTATTACAAAGTGTTAGTGTAGATATTGAAAATTGGTTAAATGCTATTAATAGCCCAGAAGTGGGCTTAGCCAAAACGACAGAATTAGCTACACAAGTTGGAGTTAATTTGTCAAATGGTTTACGCCCTGCTTTAGAGTTAGCAAAAGAAATTAATTTCTTATTAAAGGATGCAGCCAATCTAAGAAGTTCGGAAAAGCCTGTTCATAAGGCTTTGGGTGGTATGCAAAGAGGAACGGACACAGTCCCTGCTATGTTAAGCCCAGGCGAGTTTGTTTTGAATGCAGGTGCTGCACGTAGTATGATGTCGAAATTAGTTCCTATGAATTTTGGACATACAACCCCAAACGTCAGTAATGACAATAGTACAAATTTAAGTGGTGTAAATATTACGGTTTCGGGCGGTCGTACTGGTGAGCTTACTGCTAAGAGTATAGTTAAGGCATTACAAAGAGAGTTAAGACACGGGATGAAAATATGATAACAATAACTCCTACTGAAACTGCTATACCCGCTATGCAGCTGCCTTTGGCTAATGGGAATTCTATGTATTTTAAAGGGGCTGGAGAAATTATCTTTAGCAGAAATTTGACGCCAAACGCAATAATTAATGGTAGCCCGAATAGCTATACATTAGTTTTGACTTTTGACCATTTGACGTGGGAAGAGCAACGAGATTTAAAAGTATTGATATTTGCTAATATGGGCAAAAATATTGCTATCACTTACAATACTTATGTTTATACTGGTGTTCTAATCTCACCAGAAAATCCTATTGTACATTTGGGTAGAAACAGATACGGTGCAACATTGGAGATTCTTGTATGATTATAGATGGCATTACTTTACCGAATCCAGAATGGGGTAACTCTGTTTCATTTGTATTGGGTGATGTAATTGTGCATAGAGACAGAGACAATAGAAAACGGACTTACATTAAAAGAAGCAATAAAGTAAAAATTATTTTCACATTACGTTATGCCGATTACTATTCTATATATTTGCTCTATGATGCATTGAAAAGTAATATGCGTCAAGACATTGATTTAACAGACTGGAACGGGAAAATATGGACTAACATTAAACTAATGTCTGATTTAAATATAACCCATATGTCGCGTAGAGAGACAGGATGCCAAGAAGGTTATGAAATTACACTTGAATTCATAGGTGAAGAACCTGAGGAGTCAACGTCATAATGAGAAGTCTAACAAATATAGCATCATATGTTAGTCAAAATAGGGGAACAGAACCTATCTTAATTTTATGTATAGTTTGGAGTAGTGGTGCAGTTTACTATGCAGATAAGGAATTAGGTACTGGCTCTGGTAACTCTGCAGCAAATGCAATCGGATGTATTGTGGAAGTTGGAAATATTTCTTCTAACTTAGATTCAATAAATCAGGCACACAGAGAGAATGTATCTATTACTTTAGTGGACGATGAATCCAATTCAAGATTTCTAAGTAAGTTTACATCGGAGAAGATGTATAAAGTTGTCTGTAACTTATATCAGGCATTTGACACGACAGGTTCTGGTACAGCATCTTTAACTGTTGAAATTTTAAGTGGTGAAATGACCTCTCCTTTAGAGTGGGATGAGAAAACTAAGACTTTCAGTTTTGTTATTGATACCAAGTTAGATGAATCAGAAATTGGATTTTCAACGGTAAAAGAAGATTTAGTTTACGGCGACGATAGTATAAATGATAAAATATGGCCACTTTGTTTTGGTAATGTTTTACGTGTACCGACCTTGAAACTTAGTGGCATATTAAAAGGAACTCTACAAGAGCCAATTCAAATAAAAGAAATAAATGACTCTGATACTGATTTTAGCTCATCAGATGCTGTAACTGTTAAAGTTACTAACGGCAAGAATTTTCCTCAGAATACTGATTTGGATTTAATAATCGGTAATTTAGAATTCACAGGAAGTTTCAATGGTGACAATTTATCTTTAAAAACTCCAATACGACCCAAATATATCAATATTCCACTTGAGGATAGGGATGCTAATGATACAGGTCTAACAGATGGAAATGTTGTCTGGATTACAGAAGCTGCTTATAATAGTGGTGTTAGATTAGTTGGTCAATGGTGCTTTGTAGATATAGGATATTCTTACGGTTATTTAAACTACTGTGTAGGACAAAATGGCACTCGATGCGTTTTTCAATATCCTTGGACTGTACTTTTAGATTCAACATATACAATATCACAAACTTCGGCTTTCGGTAATGAAGATTGGCCACCTATGAGAGTAGGTTATTCTTGGCCCCATCTTGTTAGCCGCTGGATTAAGAATTTGCAGGATGCTGAAATATCAACAGGCTCTGAGGTATTTATAGCAGAAGATTTTGAAGATGTTGTCCATATTGTCAATACTGTGAGTAGCAGTTCAAGCGAAGTAAAAGAAGTAATGGCCTATAGAAAAATAGATGGGGAGAGAGTTCTGGCGGCAGTACCCTTTTCCTATTTTACAATAGATAAAGCATACGACCCAAGCGAGAAATTTGTAAGTCCTTCATCTATAATAGATTTACCAACATCTTGTTTGGCGATTATTTTAAATTATGATTTAAGTTTCTATGAGCGTGAGGGTTGGGAAACTGATGTTCTATATGTTAGTTTAGAGAGTTCCGTCGGTGGTAATGCTTCAAATGTAATAGAATATATTTTGGACAATTTTTCAAATTGTGATGCTAATGGCACTACTTTTACAAGTGTAGAAACAGATTTAGCTAACTTCCCTTTAGCTTTCGCGGTCTTAGAACGCAGAAACACTATTGATTTATGTAGAGAAATAGCTTATCAGTCTGGATGTGCTTTGTTAATTAATGGTAGCACAGTGAAAATACAGGGATTATTTAATGAAGTAACACCAACAATAACATTAGACGATGGTGAATTAAATATGGATTCTATTAAAATTTCTCAAACTGATTATTTAGATATTAAAACAGTCTCCAATATTAAATTTAATTTAGATTGGTCTGGTAATATAGGTAATATAAAAAAAGAAAGTAATACTACTAACTTTGGTAAAATTTCAGAAGATGAAGCCTATTTTACATTTAACAACTCGGTACTTGTGAGTGAAATGTCTGGTTATTGGGCGGATATAAAATCTCAGTCTTGGCGTTTAGTAAGTTTAGAGACTTATTTAAAGCGTCTCGACATAGAAGTCTTTGATACAGTATCTCTTGATTTGGGAGATGATTTGTTAGGTTATGGCGAAGTTAGAGGATTAGTTCGTGGCGTGAATTATGATTCTGCAAGTAAGTTAATTTCATTAGAGTTACTTTTACCTATACCTGCGGGAGAAGATGCTGAAAGATTAGATTTATTTTATAAATCTTTAACAGGTGATTTGACTTCATTCACTGATGGACTAAATCTAACAGACTACACTGTAGAACAGTTGATAGACGGGTGGTCAAATACAAGTTCAAGGTATTCAAATTCATCTACTATTTGGGACGATGATAGTGATAGTGAGGATAGTGATAGTGAGGATAGTGATAG